AAAAAGCTTCAACGCACCTTAGGCCGCCATTGTGTGAATCTGCAAACTCATTTGCATTACCTACAGGTGCTCCATTCGTATTAGCCATCGCAGTTGTTAAATTTGCGGTGTATTCACCTGTTCCGTGATCCGTAATAGAACTAACGTTAAAGTTGTCTCTAATAGCAACTGTGCCAGTGCCATTGAAGTTGACCCACGCCTTTGCTCTGCCTTCAGCAACCTGAGCAGGTGTCGAGCTGTTGTTGCCCGACGTGTCTTGGATAGTGGCGACCTTAAGTGTGCTCATGATTAACGAAAAATAACTGCTGTTACATAAAGAGCATCAGCAAAACTGTCAGAGTTATTCATTGATCCGACTTTTACGGATGAAGTCGCAAACCCAGTGTCTGAAACGCCAACAAACTGACCGGCAGCCAGCGATACTCTGGCAAATCCAGCAACTGCATAATTAACGTCCTCCATGGCATTTGTGAAATTTACTTGGTATTCACCAGTTCCATTGTCAGCAATAGAACTGACGTTGAAAGAATCTCTGATAGCAACTGTCCCGGTGCCATTAAAGTTCACCCACGCTTTTGCAAGCTGGCCAATCTCCGTGCCAGAGCTGTTCTTAAATGCTGGAGCGCCACTGCCTGTGTTCTGCAGGTTGGCTGCCTTTACTGTGCTCATGTCAGACCACCGTCCAAGTGGCGCCAGAACTTACCGTCACTGTAACTCCACTAGCAATAGTTATCGGCCCTGCTGACATTGCGTTCAACGTTCCAACCAACGTGAAGTCTGTGCTGACCGATTGATCATTGGTATGGAAAATCGTGTCTGACCCGCCACCAGTCGCACCACCGCCAAGCGCACCCCACGCTGATCCGCTGTATCCCTCATACCTAGACAACGTTGAGTTGTACCGAATCATCCCGTTGTTGGGAGAGCCTGGTCGCTGAGCCGTTGTGCCAACTGGAATGTCGATCGTTCCAGTGCCTGACATCAGGATGTTGCCGCCAAACGTGGCAGTTCCTGTGAACGTTGGCGACGCTGCTAACGCAAGACCGAGGTTGGCTGTTCCGATGCCACCAACTGCACTGACGTTGACGTATGCACTGTTTGCAGCATTCCTGATCTTGAGGGTGCTGTCGCCAGTGTCTACATACCACTGGTGGGCAAAGGTGGTCGCTGGATCGGTTGAGCTGCTGTTGTTCGATGCAATCGCAGACAGCGCATTATTTAAATCGCCACGGAACGCTGCACCGCTTTGGTTGGCTAGGGAATAGTCGTGTGTAGCCACAAGGCGTCAGCGCACTCCTTTTGACACTTTACTCCGCCTTGCCAAAGCCGGTAGCCATGTAGTTGAAGTTGCGATCAACAATGGTGCCGCTGCTGTTCTTAAAGGTAACCGTAAATCCTGTGCGGGAAATACTGCTCAGCTCAAAGAAGTCTCCAGTTGCCATGTTCTGCGGCGTAATGCCAATCGTTGGCAGCGAGCTGTTCGCCCCACCAAGACTGCTGGTGCCTGTAAAAAATGGATTGGTAAACGTCACTGCCTTGGCTGACGTTCCACTCGCAACAGCAGATGTGCTCTGTTCCGTGCGTTGCTGCATCTGCGCTTTGTAGCCCAGCTCGTCAACCAACACGTTTTGCGCTGGATCGTTAGAGGTCAGCACGGCCTTGAACTGGAACGCACGCGCCTTCAGAACACCGTTTGCCAATGGCTGCCAACCGCTGTAAGTCGGTGTGCCAGATGGGTCATCGTCCGTCTTTCGCACATAAAGCTCAGCATTGACGAAATCAACCACCGCTCCATCAAAGTCATCCCAGGTGTCGATCAACGCAGTCCGACTATCGATGGTGTCGTTTGGGTAGATACCGCGAGACACAATTCGACGTTCCAGGTCCAGGCTGTAAACGTCTTCTAGGTCCAACGTGCTGGCAAAGGCGTACTCACCTGAAGAGTTCACGCTGCCGCCGGAGCTGGTCAGAATCAAAGCGTCATAACCAGCATCAGTGCTGTAGGTCGTGTTGGTCTTTGTGCCACTGAAAGGCGTTGAGAGCTGGTCTTCTCTTTGGGTTGCAACCCCGTAAAACGTCTGTGCAACTGGTTGATCAACGATGATGCTGGCCTCTGTTGCACTTTTTCTGGCGCCGTCATCTTCAAACTTGACCAGATACTCGCCTTCAAGCAGCGGAACAGTCTTTTCAGTAGAACTACCCGCAATAGCGTCTACAAGGTCTGTGCTGTTGCTCCACGTTGCACTGCCATCCGTCAGGTTGTTATGACGGATATGAACCTTGCCGCTGACTTTTACGTCGAGATCAACGGTCTCATCCCAGCGCAGTCGTGCGCTGTTGTAGTTCAACGGCTCAAGCGTCAGGTTCTGAACGTTGCCTGGAATTGCTGTTTTGCCTTGCAACGCAAATGTTTGACGAGTGACCGGACCAGACTTGCCGATAAAACTACGAGCCGTTATCTGTAGTTCTAACGTTCCAGACTTCAGTCCCTTGACCTGCGTTGAAGGCGACTCCGTGATAATGCGCTCAAAGTTATTGTCGTTCAGGCGATAACGGACAACAAAATCGTTGACGTTGAGGACAGGACTTGTCCAAGTGATGTCAACACCTGTCCGTACCAAACCGCCTTCTTCGTACAAGAACTCAGTGGCAGAGATGTTTGTTACCGCGTCTGGCGATGCAGAAATGTTGGTGATGTCGCGTTGAGTCAGGTTCAGATCCTGCTCAACTGCGTTGTAGATGCTCTCGTTGTACTTAAGCGCAGATACGCCAAAAACTCCGTCACCGCTTTCAGCAACGCTAATGACGCGGAACTGTTGCGACTGAATATCGGTTGTCTGGATCAGCCATGGAGCGTTAGCTGCTGGAGCTTGGCTGAACGCAGTGCTGACATTGACTGCTGTACCACTGATGCTATCGATGTCCCTTGTCTCAACCAAACCGTTGGGTAAGACGACTGAGATCGTCGGGCTGTTACCCATGTTGACTGACAACTCAGTGGTGCTATCAATCGTGACCTGGAGCGTTGTGGCTGATGAGACGCGTCCATTTCTTCGCGTTCCACCGCGCAACGGATCAGCAATGTCCACAACCATGCCAGGTCTGACAACAATGCCTGAGTCAATACCAATAGAAAAATTGCACGTCTCGTAGAGATCTTGCTCGCTTAGCAGCGTCCACTTACCCAACCTGTTGGCCTGTCCCTGTGAATAACAACCAACTGCTTTGACGTCTTTGTTGTTGACGCCATACTTGGCAACAGCGTCAGCATCTTCGACGTACTCAAACGACACCTCACCTTGCTCGTCATAGTTCTGGTAGGCGACAGTCGCGCAGGTATGGCGGCTGCGAACTGACGATCCAGAATACTGAAATACGCCATCAACAACGTTGGCTGGACCAAGCGTGTACTGAGCGTCAGAAGGCTTGTCCTGAAGCAAGACCAACGAACCAGCGCCGTAGTAAGAGATGCCCCTGAAAATGCTGCTCATCTCTTGAATGACGTTGTAAACCTCTTTGCGCTGGTTGATCAGCAGGTTGCAGCTAAAACGTGGCTCCTGTCCGCCTTTTCCATCATCGACAAGAGTGTTGCAATACTGGCTGATCGCAAAAAAGTCGTAGCGATCCAGTGAAGATTCAGGAATGCCAGCGCCGTACCTGTCGTTAGTAAGCAGGTCCCACAAACACCAGGCTGGATCGTTTGTCCAAGTTGCCGCAGCGAACGTTCCATCCCACACGCCGGAATATGTAATCCGCCCCAGATGTGTTGTGGTGTCTACGGTCGCGTTGCTTGGAATTGCAACCTTGATGCCACGAATCAGGTATTTACGCTGAGGGATGCTATTAAACTGGCTAGAGCCAAGACGCAAACCAACAAGTGCGCTGTTTGGATAGGCAAGCTTGGCATCAATAATTGACGTAAAGCTCTGCCAATTTGTTGTGTTGGCCAGCTTTGTTGTGCCGTTATCAGCGGTGTTGCGAACAACCTTGATGTCTACTGGAAACGATCCAGTTAACGTCAACAGGTAGTCCCGCTGGTACGAGCCACTGCTTTTACCTGAAATCGTGTCAGTTTTGACGGTGCTGTAGCCGCCGCCGTTGTATTGAACTTGGATGCTGATGCTGACACTCGTGCCAACAATGTCTCCATCGTCTTCAATCTGTTGCAGCGCAGGAATTTGAATTGTGACCCGAACACGGTCAACATCTGAATCCGTAATTTGCCTAACTACTGGCGTGGCATTAGTGACCTCAACGCCAACTGATGTTTCAGACTCAACGTTGCTAAAAACGCCAGGAATATAGGACTGACCTTGCGTTCCAGTGCGCGTGACAATCGTGTAATCAGTGAAGTTATATGTGCCATCCGCTGCCTGCAGTGGCGTGCCGTCAAAGAAAATACTCTTATTGCCGTCGTCTAAACCTTGAATTTCGCCTTCGCTAATTAGATCAAGAGCGTTCGCAAACTGTTTTGACTGCAGCGAATCATCTGCTTCCGTCGGGCTGCTACCACCGCCACCACCTTTGCCACCGCCGCCGCCAGCGCCTGCAATGTACTTTGATTCAGTCATGCTCAAACCTGATCAACGTCAAGGCCAGCGGAAACAACCGCCGATCCAACAAACACCCGTCCATAGGCTATTGGCACGGGAACGCCCTGACGAACAGTATTCAAAACACCGCTAAAACTGTTTGACTCCAGTTGCGTAGGCGCTTCAGCAGGCCCAGGCGGCTTTGGTACAGGGGAAAGCATTTGAGCAACACCCGACAAGGCTAAATAAGCGCCAGCCTTCAATAGGGCGATGGAACCAAACGCAGTAGCTGAACCTGCTGCCGCTCCAATGCCTGTAACCCCAAACGCCCCCGCAAAAGCGCTGCCCGCTCCAAAGGAAACAGCTGATAACGCAATCAACGCAACCCCTGCCAAAATCATTCCGGCACCACGACCAGCTCCAGTCAGAACAGGCGTGATGCTAAAAATTTCACGTTCACTCCAAGGAGCAAACATTCCCGATACATCGTCGTTATGTACTTTTTGTTTACCGACCGTCACTCGATAAGCAACGCCTTTCTTTTCGCTATCAATTAGCCACTGCTCTAGCTGCGGAAAGTTTACTAACAAGGCACGCATTGCCTGAACAGGCGTTTCAGCAACAAACTCAAATCGAGTTTGGCCAAGCAGTTCGCGCAGTGCGCCGTAGACCTTAACGACTTTCATGCCTCAAGGCGCAGGCAGTGTTCTTCAAATAATACCCGCCGTAAACGTCCCT